GATAGCTCAAAACGAGGGGAACACACCCGAAAAGAATTGGAAGAAGATGGATTTGGTTGGATGTTTGATTGTCCGGGGATTGAGATTGAGGAGGTGGAAGAATGATTCCAAAATATAGAGCTTGGTACAAAGAATGGAAAGAAATGGGTAGAGTTGGAGAAATAAGATTTGACCTTGATGGTAGCGTATTCGTTGTGCTTTTTAAAGGCAATTTTTTAGATGTCAGTGGGCCAAGAGAAAAAATCATTTTCATGCAATCTACAGGCTTAAAAGATAAGAACGGAAAGGAAATCTTTGAAAAAGATATAGTCGATTATAAAGGCAGGAAAGCTATTGTTAAGTGGCATGGATCTTATGCTTGTTTTATCTATGAGTTTGTAGACGAATTGAAAAATAGAACGGCAGAATGGCAACCGCTATATCTCTCTTATTATAAGTTTGAGATTATCGGCAACATCTACGAGAACCCAGAATTATTGGAGGTAACAGAATGACACGACCAAACAGATACCCATACACAAAGAACCAATGGGAAGAAGAAACAACACTAGTATGTTTTGGTGATGACACTAGCTTAAAATTGAAAGTTGAAAGAAATCGAGTTACAGGAGAAACGAAACAATGAAGATTATATTTTATTTGAAATACGGTCATAAATCTGAAGCACTAGGGTGTAACGAAAGAGATGTGACTAGATTGGTTAGTCAATTCAATAACGGGCATCTAATGTGTGTTAAGGGGTTATATACTAATCCGAAAGAGTTAATTTCTTTCGTGGTATGTAATGAAGAGGAAAACTAATGGACTTACAAAACTTAATCTATTTACTACTCGCACTGGTCTGGCTCTCTGGTATGATTTGGGCTAGTGTGATAGCGTTTAAAAACAGAAAGGACAAGCGATGAAAGATGAATTAGAAAATCTTATAGGTCAGAATGTTATCTGCGCTCTGACTGAAATTGTCTTTGACGGAGCGAAGAAAGTGGAAATCCCATTGAAATTTAAAAACGGAGATAAATACAGAATAACGGTAGAGGGAGTAATTGATGAATAAAATATTTTATACAATCCTCGCATCTATATCGCTGGTATTTTTGATCGTGTGCATTAACTTAAACTCACGGATTGAAAGTCTTAATAAACGTGTGAGTGATCTGGAATGGACAGTACAAGAGCATGAATTGTCTATCCAGCGACTGGCAGAACAGAATAATGCGCAGGATGTTATTTTAAATAAATTAAACAGCGAGTACCAAATGCGAGAACGACAAAGGGCAGAGGAATTGAAAGAGGTGGCTGATAGAAATGGAGTGGGAGGATAATATGACACAAGATGAAGAATTCTGGAAAGAAATCCAAAGTAAGAAATTCCATTTTAAAAGGGAGGGACAAATGAAAGCAAGACTATTTATCGCAGGAGCATTTAATGATGTCTCAATCGCAGAACAGATGAATACCTTTTTTGATGAGAATCCTAATATTAAGATCGAGGCAGTCGATTATAAAGTAAATCAACGTGTAGTGGACTGCGTTCCATTTAATGATCGCGAGTGTCTACTTATCTATCGTGAGGGCAACGAATGAACATAGCAAGTAGACTATCTGCATTAAAGTATATTGATATCAAAATCAAATCCAAACGGCAGGAGATCGAAAACCTCAAGTCTGCTATTTTAAAGGGGCAGGTATATTCTGATGAACCAAAGGGTAGTAAGCGTGGGAATGCCACGGAAGATTTAAATATAAAAATCATTGACGGGGCAGAAAAGATTCGCGCTGAAATTCATCAGCTCATGGAAGAACGCACGCGCCTTATAAATGCCATCGAGGATTTAGATGACCCGCTGGAAAATATCGTATTGAGATTAATGTACGTTAATGGCTATTCATGGCAAGAAACCAGAAGAGAGTTAAACTGTTCTCATGCAACAATCCAAAGAGCAAGAACGAAAGCAATCGAACATTTAAAAATGAACCAACATTTAACAAATGATACACACAACCTGGTAATATAGTATACAGAAAGAGATTCGTAAGGCAGCAGAGACGTTCGCAAGCCTAATTGTTTTGTCTCCTTATTTAGTACCAATGATCTGCAATAGTCTTGTGGATCTCTTTTGTTATTTTAAAAGGTGATAATATGAGACCACAGAAGTTAACGATGTCAAGAGGCAAAAGAGTGTTGTCTGACTATGGTTCAAGGCAAGACGAGTATAGAGAGTACAATCGTATGCGATGGAAGTATGATCGAGAAACCAAAGCATTCTACAATTCAAAAGAATGGAAAGCATTATCTCGATTGGTTCTACTTGAGAATGATTATGTATGTGAATATTGTGGAGACGAAGCAACAATGTCAGATCATGTGATTCCATTGAAAGCTGATTGGAATCGAAGATTAGATAGAAGTAATCTAAAAGCAAGTTGCAAAAGATGCAATGATAGAAGAGCAATTCTCTATCGTAACAATCTATTGTGATTGTCATTCGTGTCAACCAACCGAACCCGACTGCGGGTGTTGGGTGAACGAAGATAAAAAGAAATGGGGTTAATGTTCGGAATTTACCCCCACTATTTTATGAACGGGGCTATATGGTTCGTGATTCAAAGGACGCGGCCTCTTTTGTACGAAAAATTCCGTTTTTAAAAAGTCGTTTCAGTAAAGGAGGTGTCAATTTGGGACGAAAAATGAAGCTGGTGGAGACTACTAAAAGCCATTTAACCAAAGAAGAGAAGATCGCACGTAAGAAGATTGAGGACAAGGCTTCTGATGGTTTGGAAGCATTGCAGATCACACCACCAAAACACTTTGATGCAATTGCTAAAGCAGAATACAAGCGCGTGATTAATGACCTACGAAAGCTACCCCTCAGAAATCTTGATAGAGCGATTCTAGAAACATATTGTACGTGGTATGCAGTCTATAAAGAAATCTCTCGCGGATTACAGAAAGAGGGATACGTATACGAGACAAGTAGTGGTAAAGTCTTACCGAATAAAATGCTGTACAGTCTCGAGCGTGCGACTACTAACTTAACACGGGCAGCATCACAACTTGGTTTGACCGTGGACAGTCGAATGAAGTTGTATGTGCCTAAAAAAGAAGAAAAAGAAGATACATTGTTTGATAAATTTGGAATGTAACAGTCTAGGGTTTGCTTTGAAATGGTAAAAGTACTATAATAGACTTATGGGAAAATACAGTCAAAAAGAAGTACAAGAAATTATTTCAAGCGTTAATGCAGATTATGAAGTTGTTTCCGAATATGTAAACAACGCTACACCTATAAAATTAAGACACAAGCCTTGTGGTGGTTTTATAACAAGAAACCTTGGTAATTTTAAGCGAAATCCAAAATGCCCCCATTGTGAGGGTGGCAAAAAGAATTGGAATACTAAAAAGGTTTCTGATTATATTTCTCAAGCTACAGATGGTGATTATTCATTGATTAGTGAATATGAAAGTTATAATAAGAAAATAACTTTAAGGCACAATTCTTGTGGATATGAATATGGTGTTCAATTATTTGCATTTATTCGTGGGAATAGATGTCCTAAATGTGGAGCGAAAAAAAGAGCAGAAACGCAGATGAAAACGCAGTCTGAGTTTTGTCAAGAAGTAACTAAATTAACAAATGGTTTATTTGAAGTTGTTGGAGAGTACAAAGGTGCTTTTAGAACTGTAAAAATAAAGCATTTATCTTGTGGTAAAACTTTTTCAAGAGTCGCAAAAAACTTTTTGGACAAACCATCGTGTCCTTATTGTGGTGGTTTCCACTTATTGAGTGATGAAGAATTTAAAGAGCGTGTAAAAACTCTTGGGTGCGGAGAATATGAAGTAATTGGTAGTTATGTATCAGATAAAAACGGTAAAGTAAAACTCAAACATAATAAATGTGGTCATGAGTTTAAAATGCTGGCAAGTAACTTTACATCTGCAGGCCAACGGTGTCCGAAATGTTGTGCAGGAACAAGCAAAGGTGAATTGCTTATCAGAACTGTATTGGAGTCTTTAGGGGTTAACTTTGAGGAGCAATACAAATTTGACGATTGTTCTGATAAACAACAATTGAGATTCGATTTTGCTATTTTTAAAAATGGCAATTTGAAAGCCTTAATAGAATTTGACGGTATCCAGCACTATAGAGGTTGGAAAAAGGATAAGGAAGATCTCAAAAATATCAAAAGAAGAGATAAGATAAAAGATGATTATTGTTTAAGAAACAATTTGAAATTGGTCAGAATACCATATTTCAAAATGAAAAACATTGAAGAAATAATAAAGGAGGTGGTTTTATAGACTCGACAACTGAATATGCAAAGAAAATCGTAAATGGCGAGATCTTAGCAAGTAAATCTATTGTCGATGCTTGCAACCGCCACCTTAATGATCTAAAGTCCCAGACTAAATACGTTTGGGACTTTTATTATGCAGAAAAAGCTATAGAATTCATGGAAATGTTACCAGATCCAAAAACTGGAAAGACATTTCCACTTGCTCAATTTCAAAAATTCATTGTTGGGAGTATTTACGGTTGGAGACGGGCTGATAATAAAGATTTCAGAAGATTTAAAAAGGCAGTCGTATCCGTGGCCCGTAAAAATGGTAAATCTCTTTTGATTTCTGGCATTATCCTATACGAGTTTTTATTTGGAAAGAACCCAGCCATGTCCAGACAACTTTTTACAGGGGCAAACGATAAGGCTCAAGCAAGCATTATTTTTAATATGTGTGCTAAACAACTGGAAGCCTTGAGAAGTAGGTATCCAGAAATTAGGAAAGCTACTAAAAAAGTACGTGAAGAACTAAGAAATATAAATGACTATTCTTATGTGCGCCCTCTTTCGAGAGAAACAGGCGGTCTGGATGGTTACGAAATGTATTGTTGCGTTGTGGATGAGTATGCGGCAGCCAAAACCGATGAGTTGATGGAGTTGATCGAATCATCTCAAGGTCAGCTTGAAAGTCCACTTACTTTTATTATTTCAACCGCTGGTTTTAACTTAAACGGCCCATTCCATGCGATCGAGTGGGAATACGCTAAAAAAGTGGCAAACGGGAAAGTAGAAAATGATACATATTTTTCGTACATAGCCGAACAAGAATCAGAAGAAGAAATAAAAGATGAATCCACTTGGATCAAATCAAATCCTATTTTGGAAGTCGAGGGACTAAGAGAGCAAGTATACGACTACTTACGAAAACGTTTGACGGAGGCGACAGAAAAAGGCAATTTAAACGGTGTCTTGGTCAAAAACTTCAATATGTGGAGGCAGGCTTCCGAAGAGTCATATATGGATAAATCGAGCTGGCAACAAGCTAAACTCGATGAAAAGCCAAACACACGTAAGCGTAGGGTTTGGATTGGTGTCGATGTTGGTAAGGTTAACGACTTATTCGCTATATCCACGATGGTCCAGATGGACGATTATTGGTTTTGCGATAGTTTCTCCTTTGTAGCTACCAAATATGGACTAGTCGCTAAAGAAAAGCGCGATGGTGTCTCTTATACCAACTTAGAGCGTATGGGAGAATGTGAGATCACTACGCTTGAAAGTGGTGTGATTGATGATGAGCGTGTCCTTGAGAAGTTGGAAGAGATGATCTATATGAACGAATGGGAATTACAAGCGATATGCTTTGATCCATACCAATTTAGCTCATTGATTGCAATGATCGAGAAACGGCATCCAGAATGGCCACTGATCGAAGTTAGGCAAAACACAATGGTATTAAATATGCCAACAAGACAGCTACGTGATGAAGTCTTAAAAGGCACTATCAAACACGCTGGGAATCAATTGCTTACTATGGCTATCAATAATGCGCGTGTCAAAGTCGATAATAACGGTATGCGTATTGATAAAGATAAAAATAGCAATAAAATTGACCCACTAGATGCTCTGTTAGACGCCTATGCGGTATGCTACCTTGAACCATTTGATGGGTCTGGTTACTGGACGAACGAGAAAATATTGGGAGGAGGTAGCCTGTTTTGATCTTACTGAAATATATACACACAATCCTATTGCTTATTGGCATAGGGTTTTTAATTTACGGTTTATTTCTGATTAATCCAATAGTTGGATTTATTTCGACTGGATTAATTTTGATTATTTTAGCGATCTATATCGATCGAGGAGGCGCAAGATGAAGAAACGAATCAAGAAAAAATACGAGCTACTGGAACGCATTGAGTATTTAGAGAATGATTTCTTTAAATTTACGCAAGACACAGTAGATGTCATTGAAGTTTTAGCAAACAGAATTAGACAACTTGAAATCAAGCATAAGAAACATTGATTTCAATGGATAGAAAGGAGGTGAGATTATATGAGTTTCTTTCAACCATTGGGATCAACCAAACCCTCTTACGATGATTACATTTCTTCCGTGTTGTCTGGCAACTACTCCCCAGAATACACGGGAATTTCTGCATTAAAGAACAGCGATATCTTAACTGCAGTCACCATCATCGCTGGGGATATCGCACGATTTCCACTATTAAAGAAAGACTTTACTGGAAATATTGAGCAAGATGCAGATTTGAACTATCTCTTAAATGTTAAATCAACTGGTAACGTGTCAGCACGGACATGGAAGTTCGCAATGACCGTTAACGCGATTCTAACAGGGAATTCGTTTTCTCGAATCTTACGAGATCCAAAGAGTGACAAGGCACTTCAATTTCAATTCTATAGGCCGTCTGAAACGACCGTAGAAGAGACGAATAACCACAAGCTAATATATACCTTCCGTGACCGTTTAACGGGCAAGGAGATTGAATGTAAAGCGGAAGATGTCATTCATTGGAAGTTCTTTAGCCACGATACCATTTTGGGGCGATCTCCTTTGCTATCACTTGGTAGTGAGATCAGCTTGCAAGATGGTGGACTGAATACCTTGATTAAATTCTTCCGTGATGGTTTTTCTAGCGGAATTATCAAGCTAAAAGGCGCTCAGTTGAATGGTGAAGCCCGCAAAAAGGCCCGTATGGACTTTGAGAAAATGCGTGAGGGTTCGACTGGTGGAAGTCCTTTGGTATTTGACGATACGCAAGAGTACACACCACTAGAGATTGACACGAATGTCTTGCAACTAATTACATCTAATAACTTTACGACTGCCCAGATTGCGAAAGCCTTGCGAGTACCTAGTTATAAGCTGGGTGTGAATAGTCCTAACCAGTCGGTGGCGCAGTTAGCTGAGGATTATGTTGCGAACGACTTGCCATTTTATTTTGATGCTATCACGAGTGAACTGGCTCTTAAAGTTCTGGGCGATGAAGAACGCAAACTGTTTAAAATCGAGTTCGACACTCGAAGCGTTACAGGTCGAAACGTAGACGAAATCACGAAGTTGATTATTAACCAAGTCATCACACCCAATGAGGGGCGCGTGGAGCTTGGTAAAGAGCGTTCGTCTGATCCTAACATGGATCGTTACCAATCCAGCTTGAACTACGTCTTTTTGGATAAGAAAGAAGAGTACCAAGCAATGAAAGGGGGTGAGGATGAAAATGGCAAAGAGAATCAAGATGAAAGGGCCTCTGATCTCGAATAATGAATACGAAGCGTATGAGTTTTTCGGTTTGGAGGCAGTCAGCGCAAAGTCGATTACGGATCAATTTCCAGAAGATATCAACGAGGATATCACATTAGAAGTCAATTCCAACGGTGGTCTTGTGACAGTAGGAAGCGAAATTTACACAGCTCTCAAAAATTATGAGGGCCATGTAACCGTAGAAGTCACTGGAATGGCTGCGAGTGCTGCAAGTGTTGCGATTATGGGAGCAGATACGGTCAAAATGAGCCCAACTGCTCAAATTATGATCCACAAAGCACTACTTACACGAGCATCTGGAAATAGCGATGATTTAGAGAAAGCTGTAAATGCTCTTAAATCTAGCGACCAATCGATTATTAATGCGTATGTCTCAAAGACTGGTTTATCAGAAGATGAAATCTTTGAAATGATGAAGAATGAAACCTTTATGTCTGCGAATGAAGCGATTGAAAAAGGTTTTGCTGATGAACTCATGACCTTTGAGAAAGATTTAGGCGCAGTAGCAAGCCTCGAAAGTGGATTGTTACCGCAAGCAGTCATCGATGACTTTTACTCACGGAAGAAATCGAACACAAAAGAAGCTCAAGCGATGTTATTTGAGCTAGAAAAAGAGACCATCTTAAACGGTCTTTAAAAGAAAGGGGAATATACCTAAATGATTGATGAAAAAATCAAAGAATTAGAAGCTAAAATCGCTGAAACTAAGGCAGAAATTGAAACTGCTACAAGCGATTTAAAAGCTATGTTGGAAGATAGTGCAAACGCTGATCTTAATGAAGCGAAAGAAATGCGTGCATCTATCGATGTTAAGAAAGAAACTTTGAACACATTGACGGAGGAATTAAATTTGTTTAAAGAAGTAAAAAATGAACCACAAACTGCTGAAACTCATGCAGTAGCAACAGAAACTAAAACTATGCGTGAAGCAGTAGGTGAGTACATTCGTACTAAAGGTGCGGTAGTAGATAGCCAACTTAAAACAGACGGAAAAGATGTGCTTGTTCCAATGAACGTAGCAGTTAACCCTACCGCTGACGGATTGAAGAAAGATGGAACTGAAAAGGTTACTAGCAAAGAAATCGTAACTACACCAATTCGTGAAGTAAAAACAGTTCTTGACTTGAAACAATTTACAACAATCCACAAAGCATTAAAAGGTGAGGGGTCTTACCCAATTCTCAAACGTGCAACATCAGAAATGGTAAGTGTTGAAGAATTGGAAAAAAACCCTGCTCTTGCTAAACCAGAATTTACAAGCGTAGATTGGAAAGTTAAGACTTACCGTGGTGCAATTCCATTGTCTCAAGAAGCTATTGACGATGCAGATGTTGATCTTTTGGCAATTGTTGCAGAAGCAGCAAACCAAATCAAGGTTAATACTACAAACAAAGCTATTGCAACTGTTTTGAAAGATTTTGAAGCAAAAAGTGCTGCAAACCTTGATGAAATCAAGCACATCTTAAACAAAGATCTTGACCCAGCTTATAACGTATCATTCGTGGTTTCTCAATCGTTCTACCAAAAATTGGACACTTTGAAAGATAAGAATGACCGTTACCTTCTTCAAGATTCAATTACATCTGCTTCTGGAAAAGAATTTCTTGGACATCCAGTATTCGTAGTTTCTGATGCAACACTTGGTGCAGATGGTGAAGCTCATGCATTTATCGGTGACATCCAACGCGCTGTACTCTTTGCAGATCGTCAAGAATTGGGTCTACGTTGGACTGATAACGAAATCTACGGTCAATACTTGCAAGCAGTTGTACGCTTCGATGTTAAAAAAGCAGATGCTAAAGCTGGTTACTTCGTAACTATGCCCTAATGTTCCCCCAATTAGCGGGGGTGTCTCACCACTAGCAGTACCGACTGCTAGTAGCACCAAAGCCGACATCATGGCTTATCTCGATAGCAAAGGAATCACGTACAGTGCATCACAAACCAAAGAGCAACTACTTGCTTTGATTGGAGCGTGATAGCATGGCTGTAACGGATTTAGAAGATGTGAAATTATACTGTAAGATTGATTTTGACTTTGAGGATCGAATGCTTGAAGAAATGATTGATGCTGCAGAAGATGAAATCTGTTTTGCTATCGGAAATGATGTAACCCCTCAAGATTTAGCTAAATATGCTAAGTTTACACTTGCCGTTAAAAAGCAAGTAAAAGAGGAATACGAACATCGTGGCTTGTCTGCTGACACACAACGTCATGGACTGGCAAACGGTGTACTTAATATTATCCATCAACTACGCACACGGAGGGAACTCGATGATCACAAGAAAAATGAATCACAGAGTAACGTTCTTCCGTGAAATTGGAGGTCAAAACGAAGATGGTGAGGTTATATCTCCATCTCGAAAAAAACTCTATACTTGTTGGGCAGAGGTTGCTAAGACTTCCTTGAAAGACTTTCAAGAGGGGGCGAACCAGACAGCCAACAAGAAAGCTAAAGGGATTGTTTCTTCGAGCGAATTAAAAACCTTGTATATTCGTCACAATCCAGAACGACCATTTGATAGCTCAGATCATGTTGAATTTAACGGGTTTGAATATGATATCGTATCGGTCGATGTGGATGAATCATCATTTGACATGGATAAGATCAGCATCAAGAGGCGGACATGACAAAAGGTCTGGATCAGATTTTATCACGGCTTACTGAACTACAAGTGAAAGCTCCGAAAGCTGCAAGAGCAGCGGTCAAAGAGGGAGCGGATGAAGTCGAAAAAATACTAAAAGTATATACTCCTGTTTATTTTATTATGGACGGTATCCATGCTAGAGATGATACGAAAGTAACCAGTTTTAAAGGCGGTGACCACGGTTTGATATCAAAAGATATAGGATATGGTCGTGCTACAGGCTGGCGGATACACTTTCCGGATGATGGTACGAAATACCAGAAATCGCAAGGATTTGAAGAAAAGACAATTAATGAAGCAACACCAATTGTTAAAGAAATATACGCTACGAAAGTAAAGGAGGGATTGGGATTGTGACAGTAGAAACAATAGCTTATAAGTTATTAAGCAATGATGAAGAACTGAATAGCTTACTCGATAATCTACGAGGAAAGAAATTCGGTCTTGGATTTAAACAAGGGATTTTTACTTACGACATCCCAGAGCGACCTACGAATGCTTTGAGTAAGGAGCTTGCTCCATTTATGCGTATCTATCCAACTTATGAGAATGATGTTGAGTTTGCAGATGATAAAGCCATCTCGACAGAACACAGGATCACAATTAACTATTGGTGCTTGAACGCTAAGCAGTCTGAACAGATTGCTGAATTGATGGATAAGATTTTAGAAGGTAACGGCTTTGAACGTTACACAACTAATGAACTGCCAAGATACAGAGACAACGATATTGACTTACTAGTAAATGTAAGAAAGTATCGTTTTTTTGATTGGCAACTTGAAAAACTAAGAAACGAGGATTAATGAATGTCTAAAGTTAAATTTGGATTGCGTGGATTTGAATTTGGTGAAGTTAATGCTGAAAACAAAGTCCCAACAACTATGAAATTGACTGGTATGAAATCTGCTAAGATTGATATCACGAACGAACTTGTAACGATTGCTGCCGATGATGGACCATACGTAGTATTGTCATCTGGTATCACAGGTACACAGTTGGAAATCTCAGTACTTGACTTGCCAACAGAAGCACGTAAGGTATTATACGGTATCGAAGTTAAAGACGGTATGGAAGTCTACAATAAGAACCTCACTCCAAAAGATGTGGCTTGCTGCTTCCGTACATCTACAGAAGATGGTAAAGCTATCTGGATCGGTCTCCTCAAAGGTAAATTCTCATTGCCTGGCATGGAAACTGAAACTAAAGACGGTTCACCATCTCCAAAAGAAGACAGCGTAACTGGTAACTTTGTTGCCCGCGGTGACGATGAAAACGGTGATGTAATGATCATCGCTCGTGAAGATAATCCAGCGTTCAACTTGGAAAAATTCCGTGCTGCAGTCTTCCCAAAGTCGTAAGCGCCGCACCAGCTAGTGCTGTAGGCGCGGGATAATCACTTTCTAAGCATGGATTTTATTTCCATGCTTTTTATTTTTATTTAAGGAGTAGGAAATGTATACAATCAAGCTAAAAATTGGTGGAATCGATAAAGAATTTACCAAAGAATACATCAATGTAGAGGATAATCTACTAGCAACTGAGCAAAACGTGCGACAATCAGCACTTATCCAAGACCCTAAAAAGGCGAATGATCCAAAAGAAAATCGCAAACTAAATGAAGCATATCTAAAAATGTTTGTTGATATGTTTGGCGGTCAGTTTAAAGTCGAAGATTTGAAGCAAGCAGATATCACGATTTTAAAAACATTAGAAAAAATCTATCTTGCAGCGCTTGGAATCAAAGAAGAGGTGATCGAAGATCTTGAGGGTGAAGACGAAAAAAAGGAATAAGTCCAGAAGAAGCGCGTGACAATCTCTTAATCTGGTTTCAAGAACTAATGCAACAAGGATATACAATCCTTGAAATTAAGCAGATGCGATTGTCTGACTTTGATTTAATGGTTAAGGCCTTTGAAACGAAGAAGGAAGAATCGGAGAAAGAGACCACGCTTGATAAAGCATTTCCACTTCTATTTGGTTAGGAAAGGAGGATAAATGGCTAGTAATTTAGGTGAATTAGTAGCAACAGCATCGCTGGACATCCAACCATTCGTAGGAACGACTAAACAACTAAGTATGTATATGCGTGGTCTTGATAAGTCTTTATCTGCGATGGAAAAATCCTTTAAGAACGCTGGTAAGGGTGCAAAAAACATCGCAGGAATGAAAACCGTGTTAGGTGAAACTGCGAATAGTATTAAAGCCTATGAAAACCTATTAAAAGATCAAACTGCCCACTACAACAATCTAAAATCTGAAATTGGTGATCTAAGCAAAGCAAGTTCGAAGAATAAGGAAGACTTGCTTGGCGCACGTAATGCGATGTTGCAGACTGCTACCACTTTATCCGATTTGAGGGGGCGATATGCTGACCTCACTAAAGAAATTAATATCCAGTCCAGCAAATGGACACAAGTTGGTGATAGCTTGCATTCATTCGGATCGAAGATGCAGGGCATTGGCAAGAATATGCAAAGTGTTGGATCGACACTCACGAAAGGTCTGACTGTACCATTGCTTGCTGGCGCTGGTGTAGCGGTTAAGGCTGCGATTGATTATGAGAGTGCCTTTGCTGGCGTTAAAAAAACAGTGGACGGAACTCCACAGCAATTCGCACAACTATCTACCAGTATCCGTGAGATGGCCAAAGAAATGCCGTCTAGTGCGGTTGAAATCGCACACGTAGCAGAAGCAGCAGGGCAGTTAGGTGTACCAATTGGAGCGATTAAAGACTTTTCCAAAACGATGATTAATTTGGGAGTATCTACAAACCTAAGCTCAGAAGAAGCTGCATCGTCAATCGCTAAAATCGGTAACATCATGCAAGTGTCTGGTAAGGACCTTGGCACATGGTCTGGACATTTTGGGTCAGCCGTGGTAGATTTGGGTAAGTATGGTTGCCCAGCCATTAAGAAATTAGTGGCTTAAAATAACGGCCAAAATCGGTGAAAACTAAGTCTAAATGATAGCTTACTACTACCGAAAGTGATATAATAGTAGTATGAAAAAGCTAACAAATGAAGAATATATCAAAAGATTAAGAAATAGGCACGGCAGTGAATATACGTTATTAACTCCTTATAAAACAATGAAAGAAGAAATCGTTGTCAGACATGAGGAGTGCGGTGAAATTTTAAATACAACACCAGATAAATTGTTAAAAGGTGGATGTATAAAATGTGGTTACAAAAAGATGAAAAAAGCTCAAAGAAAAACTAATGAGCAATTTTTAGAAGAGGTATCGACTTCTTACAACGGTATTTACCAATTAGTTGATACATACGTAAATAACACCACGAAATTAAAATTTTATCACAAAGAATGCGACTGCTACTTTTATGCGACTCCGAGAGACTTTTTGCAAGGAAAGGCAGGATGTCCTGCTTGCAAAAACAAGAGGATTTCAAAGAGCGTAACAAAAACGCACGAATACTTTTTGAAACTTCTTGGTGACAGTTTAGGTGAAGAATATCAAATACTATCAAAATACAAGAATGCAAGAACTAAAATGAAAGTGAAGCATAATGTTTGTGGATTGGAATTCTTTTCAACTCCTCCTCACATTTTGAATGGCAAAAGATGTCCAGAATGTTGGAAAAATAAGTTGAGTCTTGAAAGAAGAAAAACACATGATAGATTTTGTCATGATCTTGGAGCAACTTGGTTTAACGACTACGAACTTCTTAATGAGTATGAATCTCAAAAGATAAAGATTAAAGTGAAACACAAGCATTGTGGAAATGTTTTCGATGTTTTACCAGACAGTCTCCTTAGAGGCAGTGGTTGTCCAAGATGTAAAGAAAGTAGAGGAGAAAAGAAAGTATCTTACCTTTTACAAGAAAAAGGATACAATTTTATTCCTCAGTTTAAATTTTCTGATTGCATTTATAAAAGTAAGTTGCCGTTTGATTTTGGTATATTGGATAAAGAAAACAATGTAATTCTGTTAATTGAATATCAAGGGATACAGCATTATAAACCTGTGTCAGTCTTCGGTGGACTAGAATCTTTTTTGGATCAGCAAAAGAGGGACTCAGTAAAGAGAAAATACGCAAAAGCAAAAGGCATCCCATTGATTGAAATAAAATATAACGAAAACATTGAAGAAAGAATAAAAGAATTAGATAAGTTAATACCGAGGTAAATTGAGTGATTAAAAAAACTCAATCACCGTAGAGCATAGGAAGTGAACCTATGCTTTTTGTTTACTCAAAAAGCGTAGAATATAATCTTCCCACGAGTGGCCGTCATCTTAACAAGTGAAGTTGAAGATAAAAATATATGCCGAACTTGCAGGAAACTGTAAGAAGTAGAGGATAAAAAGCCTCTGCGATAACAAATGAACCATTTTGCCACGACAGAACGTGATATTGTTGAAATGACCAACAGGCTTGCAGCAGGCGGTAAACTAGCTGGTTTGACTACACCAGAAATTCTTGGCCTTGCGACTGCGATGAGTAGTGTAGGCATTGAAGCTGAGGCAGGGGGAACTGCGATGAACCAGACCCTTACTGGTATCGGTAAGGCAGTGGCTGGTGTAGGTAAGGGCGCAAGCTCTAAACTAAAACTTATCGCACAGACTGCAGGTATGACCGCAGAAGAATTTTCTCAGGCTTGGAAACAGAAACCAGCGGAAGCATTGCAAGCATTTATTAAAGGCTTACAACGTGCGCATGATGAAGGTAAGAACATGGACGGTATTCTTTCGGATTTAGGTATGAAAGGTATCCGTCAAGGTAATATGTTGAAATCTCTTGCATCTGCATCAGACAAGATGAGTGAGGCAGTGAACCGCTCAAACTTAGCATGGAAAGAAAACAACGCACTTACGAATGAAGCAAGCAAACGCTATGAAACAACAGAATCTCAACTTAAAATTTTTAAAAACAAACTTACTGACATCGCTATTGAATTCGGCGGGCCACTCTTAAAAGCGTTAAACAGTGGTTTGGATGCTGCGAAACCGTGGCTACAAACACTATCAGACATGGCTAAAAAATTTAGTGAAATGTCAACTGAGCAACAACAAAGCATCATTAAATGGGGCGCTATGGCTGCTGCAATCGGGCCAGCTTTGAAATTCTTTGGTAAAGGTGCAAGTATCATCGGTGGATTTGCTAAAGGCCTTGGAACGATTGCTAAAGGTATCGGTAAATTTAGCGGTACACTTAAAACCATTTCAAACGGTGGCGGATTTATCAACGGTTTGAAACAGATGGCTACTGGTATGACTGCTACTGGTGCGGCTGCAGAGAGTGCGGCTACAAGTACAGGATTGTGGAGTACGGCAGTTGGAATATTAGGAAGTGGAGCAACTTGGGGTATTTTAGCTGGTGGTGCTGCATTAGTAACAATCGGTATCATCGCTCATGAGATCGCAGAAGCGAACGAACGTACTCAAACGTGGGGTACAAGCGTAAGCAAACTACAGGACCAAGAATTATCACGGTTAAAATCCAAAGTCGATGAAGTCCATCAGGCTACCGTTGGATTTGGTCAAGGTGGCGCACAAGCGGTTGAAAATGTACGTAAGAGTGTGCAAGGTCTTGCTGATGATATCCAAAAAGCGATCGACAAAGATCTTGAGAAGACTCTCAAAGGTCTTGAAAAAGTTGGTGCGAGTGAAACAATCCAAAAACGTGCTGTAGCGCAAGCAGAACAGCAAAAGAAAAATGTACAATCCATGACAGATGAGATTGTGCAGATTTATCAAAACGCATCTGACCAACACAGAAAGATCACTCGCGAAGAGCAAGCGATTATCTACGACTACGAGAACCAATTTATTGATAAACAATTGTCGTTGCAGAAATATTCTGCCGATGAACGCACTGCCATCATGAAAGCCATGAATGGCCAGATTAGTGATCTGAATGAAACACAACTACGTAAAGGATCGGGTGTTGTCGCTAAGTGGCTAGAAAATGAGAAGAAACTCTACAATGAACAAGTGACTGCATTGAAAGATGCTCACGCAAAGGGAATTTATAGCCAGTCTGAATATAACAAGGAAATGGAAAAACTAAATGCCCAACACAAGGCCAAGATGGAAGCCTATGGCCGTGAGTATGCAGCGTTGCAGAAGAAATTGAGTGAGAAAGTACCTCTTAATTTTGGTAACGATGAACAACGTAAGATGTACTTCGACCAGATGCGCAAGGATTGGGCAGAACTTGGACTCGACTATGACAAGATGATGGCCAAGGCAGACCAATTTGCTGACATCGTGGGTCGTTCGTCTGGTATGGTTGCTAAGAGCGTGCAGAATATGTCGCAGGAGACCAAAGATGCCAACAATATCTGGAATGGATTAGTATTTGACCCTAAGACGGGACAAGTTAAAACCAACGCGCAAGAGGAAGTAACCAAAGCACTCCAAGCTGAAAATGGCTGGGAAAATATGCAGTTTATCCTCAAGCACGCAAACCTCGAAACCAACGCTAAGATGACAATTGGACAAGCATTGGTTGAGGTTGGTAAGTGGGATAGTTTAACCCCACAAGAAAAAGAATTGGTTGTAGGTAATAACCAAGGTATGAAAGCCGTCCTTGATAGTAAAACATTGCTGGAACAGTACAACGCTATGCCAGCAGAAGTCAAGGAACTCTTGATGAAGAATACCGACTTCCTTTCATCAGGCGAGCGTGCTACTGCTATCATCGAACGCTGGAACACACTGACCCCAGAACAGAAAGAATTGATCTTAAAGGATGCTGCAAGTGATAAAGCTGAACGTGTAAGACTAGCAGTTGACTCACTTACTGGTATGGCCCACGTAGTTAATTTAGATGCAGAAGACAAGACAAAGAGCGCTATTGCTAGTGCGATGTCTAGCATCTTAACACTACCTACCGACCATAAGACGGACTTAATAGCTACACCAGAGGGGGTAACGCTTGGAACTAACCAAGCAATGGGAGCGTTAGGATTGTATAACGGATTTAACGTACCGACTAAACCGTTAACAGTCGATCCAAGTAATGCGACAAATGGCGCGCAACAAGCGATTAACAAACAACAAGAGTGGAATAACACTCCAAGTCCTGTTAAACCACAGTTAGGTGATCCAACTGGTGCGATCACTGCTGCACGACAAGCTATTGATAATCAAAATGCTTGGAATAGTACACCAAGCCCAACTAAGGTCATGACAGGCGATAGCACCAGTGCGGTTAATGCTGCGTACAGTGCTACCAATGCTATTAACAGCATTCCAACAAGTCACCATACAACAATTACAGCAACAGAAGTTGTAAATAGAGTGGTCAACTCATTCTCCCGTGTGTTCGGACACGCTAAAGGTACGAATTATCATGAGGGCGGACTTGCAATGGTCAATGACCAGCGAGGAACACTCTATAAGGAAATGGTCACACTACCAGACGGAAACTCATTTATCCCACAAGGTCGTAATGTGATTCTTGACCTCCCAAGAGGTTCGAAAGTCATGCGTGCTGGTTTGACTAAAAACTTTATGCGTGAACTAGGTATACCGAACTTTGCGGACGGTGTAGGTTGGAAACATTCGGAAGTTGCGAACGTTACGCAACGAATCAAAAATGTTAATGAATGGAAACGAAACAATGAACAGCGTGACCTTGTGCCGTTTATCCAAGAACTGATTGACCAAGTGAAACGTGGTAACAATCGTGATGAACGGCCAAACCAAAATTATACCTTGAATGTGCATGGAAATAGCACTGGACAAGATTTGACACCAGAGTTTATGAAGCGTTTAATGCGCGAACTAGCATACTATACTAATCAAGAGGGGAGGGGGTTAGCTTGACAACATTTACTTTTGATGGAAAGAAAAATACTGAATTCGGTCTACGAGTAGCGGAGGGCAAGAAAATTACTACCTCCAACCTTGATGTGGAGCGCGTGACAGTAGCAGGGAGAGACGGTGAGTTATTGATAAGTAATAACCGTCTTAATTCTGCTGAATTGAGCTTTCCAGTGAATTTTGTAAAAGAAAAAGGCTTGATCGCTACAGAAGTTTATAAAATTTCTGAATGGTTAAATGTGGCAGGTTATAAGGATTTAACTATCTCCTATGATCCAGATTTTATCTATCGTGCTGCATACCTTGAAACGTTTAGTATTGAGGAGACTATGCGACAGTTTGGTAAAACGACAATCAATTTTGTTTGTTATCCAGTCAAATTTTACAAACAAGGTCGCACTACTCAGAAATTAATGAACGGTGCGACAGTTAATGGATTAGGTAACGTAAACGCAAAACCAATCATCACTCTTGTCGGATCGGGTGATTGTACTCTTGCTATAAATGGTCGTAAGACTAAATTAAAGGATATCCAAGGTAAGATCACGCTTGATATGCAAGCAAATCAAGTATACAAAGATAATCTACCAGCGTGGGATAAAGTCGTTCGAAGCCCACAATTCCGAATGCCTTACTTGGACGCTGGACGCAACTTGATTAGTTGGGACGGTAACTTTGAAGTATTTACGATCCCAAATTGGGGGTTTAAACTATGAGGCCTATACTATTTAATAAAAATGAGCAGTCATTTGATACGTATGGTCTGGGTGAACTTAACGTAACCAAAGGTACTGTAACACGTGAACGCAACGGGAATTATACGCTATATGCTGAAATTCCCGTGAGCGATCCAATGGTAGCAAGCATTGAGAAAGAAATGAAGCTCAAGGCAGACGCTGGACTGCGAACTAAAAACCAAACCTTTGAGATCTCACGGATTGTAAAGGATAGCAGTAACATTGTTAAAATATACGGCCAGCATATCAGTCACAAGCTAGAATACATGGTGTTAAGAAATGCCACTGCATTTAATGGATCAGCATTTAGCGCACTATCTATCTGGAGAGGTGCGCTGATTGGTGATCTACGTTTTGATGTGTGGTCTGACATCCAGACCACGGCAAAGGGTGTATTTGATATCTCTAAAATGGAGAATGCCCGTCTTGCCCTTGGTGGTGTCGAGGGGTCTATTCTTGACATCTATGGCGGTGAGTATGAATTTGACAATATGACTGTTCGACTGCATAAGCAGTTAGGTCGTACTGCACCAACTGTATTAGAGTACGGCAGAAATATCTTATCTGCTGAACTTGATGAAACGATTGAGAGTGCATACACTAGTGTACTACCATTCGCAACTTACACTCCCGATAAACCAGAGGGCGACACTAGCGATAGCCAGCCCGATCCAGTAACTGTAACGCTCCCAGAAAACTACGTAGATAGTAAGTACAAGGCTCTATACGCGCACCGCAGAATTAAAGTCGTAGACTTTTCAAGCGAATTTAAGAGCGATAGTAAAAGTAAGGATATCCCAACACCCGATAAATTGCGTAAAATCACTACTGATTATATGGAACGGAACGCAATCGGAAAACCTAAGATCAATATCAAGATTGAGTACGCTGATTTAGCTAAAACTCTTGATTATGCAGATAATGGCTGGATTGAAGAGTTGGAACTATGCGACATCGTACCAATCTACTATCCACAGATCGGGCTTACAGACGAAACTGCGAAAGTAACCACGATCACTTACGACTTTGTCAATGAGCGCAATGAGAGCGTTGAGTTTGGCGATATTGGAACGAATGTAAGAGCTACCATGCAGAGTGGACTTGCCGGACGGGTTGATGATATCGCTAAGGCACAGCAAGACTTTAAGAATAGCTTGCCAGATTATCTCTTAAACGCTCAAGGAAATAAAGTTTGGTACAACAAGCCAGACGATAAAGAGCATAAAGTCGGTGATATCTGGTTTGAGAAGAACGGTATCTATGACCGTATGTATGTCTGGAATGGTTCTCAGTGGGAAAAACGTATCGACACAGAAGATGTCGATAAGATCAAAAAAGAGGTTGATAAACAGCTTGAACAAGCCAAGCAGTCAACGGCTATCGAGATCGAAAAGGCAAATGCAAAGGCACAAGAGGCCTTGGTTAAAGCTGGCACGATTCCAGACGCAAGTAAGTTATCTGACCAGATTAAAACACTGATTTTAAATAGTCCAGATCTGTCACGTAAGGTTACGGAAACCTTTAATAATGCTGACAACGGAGATACGATCTATAGTAAGGTGTATTCGAAAGTAGCAAAGAATTTTGCGACCAAGGGTGAATTTGAAAATATAGACCGTGTACAGAACAGCATGGGTCAAGATTTAATCGGCCTGTCTAAAAAAATTGAAACTCAAACTCTCGAATTTAACAAACTCACAGAGTCAAACAAACTCTACGAGCGTATCCTTGGCACGTCCGAAACGGGCGCACCAGACAAGCTCTCACGACTTGTTATGTCTAGCCAAATCTTCCAGACAGAAGTCGGGAAGTATTCAAGCACGGGTGGCCCGAATATGCTCCGAAATTCGAGAGCTGATGATGGCCTGAAGTATTGGACAGAAGCTAACGGACGTTTGAGCTTCACAGCTCACCAATTTTACCTCAACGGTCAAAAAAGGATGTTTTCTCTAAGACCAGGAGCATTTGTCCACAGTCCGCGATTTATCATCAAACAAAATACAAATTAC